CCCGATGACTACCGAGAAGGGAAAGACGATGAGCACAACAGAGTTGATCGCGGAAGCACGGCGACAGACGGAGTGCAGGTGTAGCGATGCCCCGGAGCAGGATTGCGGGCGGCACGGTGACAGCTATTCGAGGTTGATCGCTGACCTTGCGGACGCTCTCGAGGCTGTCATCACTCCCACCGAAGCCGACGACTGGGAGGCGTTGACTCTGATCGCTCGTGATGTGCACTTGTATGACGGCGGTGAGAACGCGGCGATCACTGGCCCACACGCCGACCGTATCGCGCGAGCAGCGCAGGCTGCTGGTTTCTCTCGTCACCCCCAACCGGAGACAGAGTGGGAGTACGGACGAACGAGCAGGGACCGTCTCAGTGTTGACGTACTGGCGGGCACTCCGGGGAATATCGAGTACCAGCAGGAGCACGGGTATGGCATCGTCCGCCGTCGCAAGGCTGGCCCGTGGCTCCGTGTAACCCCTGAGGAGGCGGAGCGATGAACGATGCAGATCGTTGGACGTTGGTCCCAGTCATGTTCGGCGCACTGCTCGTTCTTTGGTTGCTCGCGAGCGCGCCAACTCTGAGTTTCCGGCCACGCGACGGTCACATTGCTAAGCGGTATGCACGAGAGATTCGAAACGGGATCACGCTTGCAAATCAGGTTATGCGACATGAGCGAACTCGACCACGTAACATGCACCCGATCGGTAGCGACGAGCCGTTACCCCTATGGGAGCAGGCTTACCATCACACGTTCACTCAGGCGGTTCGTAGCGGGAAACTGCGCCCACCAAGCGGTCCCAGTCCGCTGGCACTACAACTGCCGCACAAGCCTGAGGAGGCGTGATGGCTGAGATCAAGGTTGAGATCCTGACCGAGCGACGGATTATCCCGGTGCAGCAGGGTTGGTTGCGCGGCTCACAGGAACGTATCGAGGTTGACGTGTGCGTGAAATGTGCCGCAGTCGTGTTCGATCCGATTGGGCATGATGACTGGCACAGGGTAGGTCTACCTCGGGCTATCGCAGCGGAAGCAGAGGAGGCGTGATGGCTACCGACGAGGAACTGCGCGCCATCGACGAGAGGGCATTCCGAGACGGGACGCACACGAGCGCCCTCCGTGCGGTCTACAACGCGGGCCTGGCGCGGGCATTAGAGATCGCGCGAGAGGAGAAATTCGTGATCGCGCGTGTTGCCGCCGCTATCGAGGCAGAGAGAGGCCAGCATGCCTAGGCATCTGTGGATTCGACACCGTAACGGCGATCCGATTCTCGGGTTCCGGTTCGGTAAAGCCCGCCCACTATTCAGCGAACGGTACGAGGGAACGCTCGGCATCCCGCGCCGACATTTCTACATGTTCGGCAAACGCCTCACGATCATCATGCCTCGCGTTCCAGCCAACCCAAGACAGGAGACAGACCGATGAGCGTAGCAACCCGGGTGAAGCCGCCGAAGGTCAGTGATCCGATCATCTTCCGCGCACAGAAGAACGGCCCGGAACACTCCGTGAATCCGTGCAGCGGGCGCCATCGCGAGTTGTGGCTGTCGGGCTACATCGTGCTGTCGTGCCCGAAATGCAAGATCAGTGAGCCAGACGAGAGAGCGAGTGAATAGCATGCAAGGTCAACTCAGCGTCGTGGTCTATCGCGAGGATTACCACGGCCATCTAGAGCCGATCCTGTCCGGGCTGGTCACCGAGATGACTGCGGATAGCGTTCGAGGCTCCGATGGACGAATGGGCCAAACGAGCTTCACTGTCACATCTGGGCCGGAACCGGGCAGCGCACCGTTCGCAGAGATCGAGAAGAGACTGAATGTGTCCCTTCCCGCGCGGTCGATGAATATGCGACACGCCGAAGAATAGGCTTTGCGATCGGGGTTCAGATCGAATTTTTGGGATAGACTCAGCGCGAGAAGTTCAGAGGCTCTTGAGGCCATTCTGGGCTTCTTTCGTCGTTAACGACGAAGCGCAGGGTTACTCCTTTCACCCTTGTTGAGCGCCCGCTGGTGCGCAAGAACGCGAAAATCCAGCAGTGGGACTTCAGCCTCCCCACCTTCGGGCCTAGGACTAGGGAATACGCGAGCGCCTGCGGAAGTCCATGCAGCGCGAGCCCGTCGGATTTTGCCGCACCCGATCACACATACGCCGTCAGGCCATCGGTCGCGAGTACGGCATCTCTTCGGTTTCGCTACCGAGGGATATAAATACGCCGCTAGTTCGGCGTCATACTGCGCATAGTGCTCGTCACGCTGCATTGAGAGCTTCTTCGCCGTGAGCTCGAGAACGCACAATCACGGCCCCTCGTCCCGCCAGTCCATGACCGTCGGTTCTGCTTCTCCGCGCGATGCGGGGTAGGCGGCGTGATGCCGCTAAGCGAAAGGGGCCCAGATGCCCAAGGAACAAATCAACACCCCGGCCCGTCGACTCGTTGGTTGGATGCGCGAGGATGACGGCACCTACTCAACCACCTCATGGTTTTCAGGGTGGGCGCAGGATGGCGAAACGCTGAAGGAAAACGAGCACTGGGAGAACACCCCCGTGCTGCATATCGGCTGGCATGGGAACTCCGGCTCACTCGATGACTCGTCGTTGATTCTCGAATTTGAGATTGATGCCGACGAAGTATTGCGAGCCGCCGCACAGATTCAGGCTCGTCGGGAGTCATTCCAGGCAGGTTCCGGCGACTCGCTGATTGAGTCATGGCCGTTCGGAACAGTCGTCTTGACCCGACCCGAGGCGCAGAAGCTGATTCGAGTGACGAAACGTGCTCGGGATGCAGTCTTCGAGGCTGACGAATAACCTTTGTTGGCGGCGCGGACATCGACGTAAGAACGAAGGCGAGTGCGCTGGATGGTTGGGCGCGCATGTGAAGCATCTCGTCCTCGTCGCCGCTCAACGTCACGAATGAACGTCGTTACCTCCATCGGGTGGGGTAACGTCCGGTAGCTCACCGTAACGAGCATCAGCGGGGATAACCCCGGTCGGCGTGGGTAAGGCGTCGACCGGGGAACTCGAGGAGTCCGTCATGGATGATCCAGACGAATACACGATCTCTGAACGGCTGACGATTGAGGCACGAGCGCGCGTTGATGCGGCCATTGCGGTCGCGATGCAGCGCGAATCAGAACTTGGCGCATACAACGCGGATGATGTGGCCGAGCTCGGCAGAACATCATGGGCTCCTGGAGCTTCGTCGGTGCATTCATCCTGTTCATGGGTCTCTGGGCGCTCGTCAACAACCTCCTCCACGGTCACGCATGGGATTCCTTCCCGTACATCCTCCTCAACCTGTTCCTGTCGATGCTGGCTGGTCTTCAGGGTGCAATTCTCCTCATCGCGGCGAAACGGATGGATGCGATCTCTGGTGCGATGGCGCAGCACGATCTCGAAACCGATGTGGCGGCGAAAGCCGAAATCGATGCGCTCATGCGAGTGAACGCGGAGCAGTTGGAGCTCCTGCACGAGCTGGTAAAACGATCCCAAGAGGGCGGTGAAATCTGATGGATGACCCGCGTATCGCAGAGCTCGGCCAGTTCACTCCGGAAGGCACACTCACTCCCGGCTACGGCGACCACTACCTGTTCCTCGTGGGGCGCGACGACTGCCACAACATCCTGCACACGCTCCTGAGCCAGGAGACGATGATGCTGAAAATGAACATGTTCGGCTACGACGATGACGAGCTGAACGAAGACATTCTCACCCTGATGGGCAACCCGAACGTCCATGTGCAAGGCACCCTCGACCGGTCGCAGGCGGGTGGTGTTCACGAGAAGAAGATCCTCGACCACGACCTCGCAACGAACGCCGACTTCTTCAACAGCTTCGCGATCGGCCAGTCCGAAACCCACCAGATTTCGCACACCAAGGGTGGCGTGATGGTCGGTCAGGGTATCGGCTTCGAAGGATCGATGAACTGGTCTGACTCCGGGGAAGGTACCGGCATCCAGTTGAAGCCTGGGCCTGCCGTTCCCGGGTTCAAAGCCCAGAACAACACCCTGTTGGTCTCCACCAACCCGGTGTTCCTCGCGCGCTTCTCCGCACGCCTCGATGTGGAGCACACGATCGCACTCCTCCAGACTGCACGCCGAGCCACTCATGCCTGACTACACTGCGCAGATCGGCCTCGTGCCGCATCCGGTCAGGTTCTGGCCGCGTGTAATCGCGTGGGCTACCCATTCGCCCGTCTACCATTCCGTGTTGGCGATCGACAACACCCGCGCGATCTCGGCAGAGCCAGGCGGTGCGATATTCCGCCCGCTGGACTTCTGGCCCGACACCATCTGGTCGGATTTTGACCTGACCGCAGAGCAGCGCGAGGACATCAGCGACTGGGGCGTGAAGCACATTCACACCGCCTACAACTTCATTGACGACCTCGCCATCGGGCTGGCCATGGTGTTCGGCCTGCACACCCCGAAATGGTTCCAGCGCTACCTATCCTCGGACTACGTCCTCGAATGCGCGCAGCTGTGCGATAGCGCCTACCGTGCCGCGGGCATCCAGTTGTTCGACGATGGCCGCCTCCCCGGCGCGGTGTACCCGGGCTCTTTCGTGCCGATCTTTCAAAAGAATGGATGGATGTCATGACAGAGAAGTCTGACGAGCTCCTCGCTATCGAGGCGGAACTCGGTTTCGTGTTCGGCACGGACGGATCTCACGAGACCGCGAACGCTGCCCCTGCGTTTTCGATCGTCTGCACGAACCCGAAATGTTCGAACCTGAATCAGCACTTCCAGTTGCATGAGGACTCGGTGCTGCCGATCCACTGTGGTGCCTGCGGTACGGTGCTCTACTGCACCCACGCAGACACGATCCCAGTCGAGCACCACGAAGGCACCCTCGCGGCTCCCGTGAGAGTCAACCGGGACGTGTGCCTGCTCTGCAACGCCTCCCTGAACCGCACGGTTACAGAGCTTCCGCCGATCCCTGTGGACTCGATCCCTCTGCACCTGCTGGGCGGGGCGAACATCGACCAGATCGTTCAGGCGACGACATGAAGACCGCCAGTCAAGAGGCGACCCTGACGCTCCCCGCGAACACATGGGATGTTCGGGATGCTGTTCAGTTGGCGGTCTTCCAGCTGTTCGATCGACGCGACCCGCTGACCGCGCATGAGGTCACGGTGAAGCCGGCCACCCCTGATCTTCCCGCGGTCGTCGCGACGGTGGTGGACCCGTACAAGTTCGACACCCGGACGTTCCAGATCAGCTCCTCTATCGACGGCGACCAGTTGAGCATCGTCGCCTCCTGCGTCCTGGCGGAATGATGCGACTCCTTTCACCGACATGTCGGAAAATCTACGAGCCGATGTCGGTAGACGAGATCAGGACCGCGGAGCAGTTGCAGGACGTCTTCGGCTGGAAGCCCTACGACGGGCCAGCGAAAACCAACCGTCAAGGCTTCGTCATCCCCGGCACTGATCCGGCACTCACACGCAAATAGGAGCGATCATGGTAGACGGCAATCTCACCATCACGATCGACGGCGAGCAGCTCAAGCACCTCGTCGAGAAATCCGTCGCCGGCCTGAGAGCCGACCTCGGCCTGCCGCCCAGGGAGTTCGACGAGGAAGGCTGGATGCTGAAGGAAGCCATTCTGGAATCCCTCGTTGATCGTCAAGTCCTCGCGGATGCCGCATGCGAAGCGATCGGTGGCACGGTCTACGTCACCCGGTATGCAGATGATGGCTCGCCAGAGACACGGCGCAGGGTCAGCGTGATCGTGCACCCTGAGGAAGTCCTCTAGCGTCGGTGGTCGCGGATCTGGTAGATGCGGGCACGAGTCAGGCCGGTGAGTGTTGCGAGCTCGGTGGGCGATTCGCCAGCGTCGAGCAACTTCCGCACCATCTCGGCCATCTCCACTCGAACGGCTTCGACTTCCGCGAGGATGTCGCGACGCTCGATGAGGTAGTCGCGGTCGGCTTGGGTGATCATGAAATTAGTATAGCCGCTTGACACCGAGTGTAAAGCCGCTATACACTAGAGACATGACAACGACAGCGACCCACCACGACAGCCCCGTCCAGATCGCCAAGGACGCACGCAAGGCAATCCGCGCAGCATTCCCCGGCCTCAAGTTCAGCCTCACCGGAAGCACTGGCACCGGATATGGATGGCTGCACCTCTCCTGGACAGACGGCCCCACCGATCGCCGTATGACCGAAATCGTGTCAGAGTTCGACGCGCGTCTCGGCGGCTACACGCACATCAACTCGAGCCGCAACTACAGCGCCGAGGCCGAAGCGTGGGCAGTCAAAGAGAACGCCAAGCACCCCGGCCTGTACGACTGGGACGGCGAATACTTCGGCACCCGTCGCATCCTGAGCGACACGAGCTTCTAGCCGAAGCGAGGTTCAGTAATGGACGCCGGAGACTACACGCCTGCACCCGCACCTCCAGATGGCACCCGCGGCCCGCAAGGCTACTGGCGTAACGGGCACTTCTGGTTCAACTGCTCAACCACACCGATCCTCGGCCACGAGCAGACACTTCACCCAGATGGGCGAATCACCTGCGAACCGGTGTTTGACGAAAGCGCCTCAATCCCTCGCGACTGACCCCAAGAGGTTCAGATACCTATGAGATGTGTAGCAACCACGAAGGCTGGTAATCCGTGCAAGGCCAGCGCTATTCACGGGTCGACGGTCTGCAATAAGCATGGCGGGTCTGCCCCTCAGGTGAAGGCGAAGGCTGCTGTTCGTGCCGAGGTGATGAAGTGGACGCTCGGGGATGCGGTTGATGATCCGGGCGAAGTGCTTCTGCGTCTGGTCACCCAGTCGAGGATGCGGGTCGATTCCTATGCGGAGTTGATCCAGCAGAAGATCGCAGACGGGCAGGAGCTCTATGGCGACGATTTCACGCTGGAGAACATCCTCGTCGGCTCCACATACTTCGAGGGGCAGAAGACCGGCGAATACATCCGTGGCCTCGTCCAACTCGAGTCGCAGGAACGCGACCGGCTCGGCATGTTCGCGGCGAAAGCTATCGCGGCAGGACTCGCAGAGCGTCAGGTGCGTCTGGCCGAGCGTCAAGGCGAGCTGCTGGCCGAACTGATGCGGATGATCACCACCGATCCTGAGATGGGGTTCACGCAGGCGCAGAGAGAAGCGATGCCGCATGTCCTCCGACGTCACCTCGCTCTCGTTTCGTCCCGCTGACGTCAGAGCGTTCGAAGCAGCACTGCAGAGACTTGACCCGGTCGCACCACGCTGGGCCACACCGGGAGAGTTGGCGCAGGCCATCGACCGGAAGACGATTCAAACTCCCGCGCTGGATGTGATCGACGAAGCCCTCGTCTGGGCGTACTCGACCCCTGAAGCACGACTGATCATCTCCATGCCCCCGCAGGAGGGCAAAAGCCAGCGAGTCACCAAGACGGGCGTGCTGTGGGCGCTGCTGCAAAACCCTGACCTCCGGTTCGGCATCGTCTCCTACGCCCAAGAGCTCGCGGAAGGATTCGCCCGGGAGATTCGCGACTGGATCACGAACAACAACGGCGATGAAGGCTCCCTCGATCTGGGCATCCGAATCCAGCGAGACAACGGTGCCGCGAGACGCTGGAAGCTCGCCGGCCACAAGGGCGGCGTGAACGCGGTCGGTATCGGATCGGGCCTGACCGGTCGACCGCTCGATGCGCTGATCATCGACGACCCGTTCAAAGATTCCGAGCAGGCCGACAGTCTGTATTTCCGCGAAAGGGTGTGGAACTGGTGGCAGTCCACCGGTTCAACCCGTCTCGCCCCCGGCGCGCCCGTCATCGTCATTCTGACCCGCTGGCATGAAGACGACCTCGCAGGACGGTTGGTCGCGGCGGAGGATGGCGCCCAGTGGCGGGTCATCAACATCCCGGCCCTCGCAGACCAGAAGCCGGAACAGTCCGACCCGCTCGGACGCAAACCCGGCGAATGGTTGCAGTCGGCCCGCAGGCGCACCGTCAAGGAGTGGCAGGCGATCCGCGTCCGCGTCGGCTCCCGAGTGTTCAACGCCCTCTACCAAGGCAGGCCATCACCGGAAACCGGCGATGTGTGGAAGCGCGGCTGGTGGCGCAGGTACGAGACGCCGCTCTGGTCTGACGCAGGCGACGGGAAGTCGTACCGCCTCAACGAGGTCGACGAAACCCTGATGTCGTGGGACATGACCTTCAAGGACACCAAATCGAGCGACTTCGTCGTCGGCCAGGTGTGGGCCAGGCGTGGCGCAGACGTGTACCTCGTCGATCAGGTGCGCAAGCGCATGACGTTCACCGAGACGCTCAAGGCCTTCCAGACCCTCGTGAAGAGGTGGCCGGATGCCACCACGAAGCTCGTTGAGGACAAAGCCAACGGCACCGCCGTGATCGACACGCTGAAGAAGAAGATCCCCGGCATCGTCCCCATCAACCCGACCGAGTCGAAGTACGCCAGAGCCAACGCCGTGTCACCCTTCATCGAAGCAGGCAACGTGCATCTGCCCTCGGCAGACATTGCCCTGTTCGAGGTTGAGGCACTCATCGAAGAAGCGGCCGGATTCCCGAACGCGGCACACGACGACCAAGTCGACGCGACCAGCCAAGCACTCTCCCGCATGCTGCTCGACCATTCGGGCGCGAACGCGTGGACGGAAGCGCTCCGCAAACGCGTCAACGCCGTGAAGGTCGCGGAGCAGCAGAAGCTTGCCGAGCTCGCCACGACAGACGACCCGCTCGAAGCTGCACGCCAAGCCCAGTTCAGACAATCCCAATAGAGAAGGTGCCGCCGATGACACTCGTTGACATCCACGGCGTACCGATCAAGTCTCCGTCGCTCGGCACCTCTCTTGCGGCACTGCCGTCACAAGGCATGACCTCGTCGACGTTCCTGGGCCCGCTCGCACCCATCTATCCGGCAGACGGTGTGTCGAGGTTCCCGCGCGGGTTCGAGTTCCCTGCCGGATACAACATCGCTGCGCGGCCTCGCTCACGGTCGCGCATGTCGTTCTACACGATGAAGATGCTCATCGACAACTACGACATCGCCCAGATCGCGATCCGGCACCTACAGAACTCGATCTCGAGCTACGAGTTCGCCCTCGTCCCGATCGAAGGCTGGGACGGGGATGTCACGCGGGAGATCGCTTACGCGAAGTCGGTTCTGCGCAAGCCTGACGGGGTCAACTATTTCCGTCCGTGGCTGCGGAAGTACCTGAAATCGATCCTCCGCTACGACGCCGGCACCCTGTACCGGATGAGGCTGAACTCGGGCCGCGCCTACGGGCTGAAGGTCATCAACGGGGAGACCATCGCGCCACTGATCGACGGATGGGGCGACAGGCCGACCGGTGATGCGCCCGCCTACGTGCAGTTCGTCAACGGGATGACGTGGAACTGGCTGCTCGACTCCGACCTCATCTACCAGCCGATGCACCCTGACGATGACTCGCCCTACGGTTCTCCGGCGATCGAAGGCGTCGTCACCGCGGCCAACACGGATTTGCGGCTGCAGCTGTTCCTCATGCAGACCTTCACCGAAGGCAACGTCCCTGCAGGGTTCGGCATGGCGCCCGACACGTGGACGCCGGATCAGATCATCGAGTTTCAGCAGGCATTCGACGCGTTCACTACCGGCAACCCGGAGGCGAAGACTCAGATCCGCTTCATTCCTGGCGGGATGGCGCTGCAGTTCCCGACCCTGTCGTCGTTCGACGCGGCGAACGCTGAAGAAGCCAAATGGCTGATGCAGAAGACCGCAGCGATGTTCTCGGTCACCCCGGACGATCTGGGCTTCACCCAGAACTCGAACCGGTCGGTCGGCGAGTCGCAGGCGGACATCTCACAGAAGGTCGGTGACGTTCCGCTCGCCCACCACATTGACGAGATCCTCACCGGGTTCCTGCAAGACGATTTGGGGCTGCCGCTCGAGTTCCAGTTCGACCTTGGCGGTGAGGAGGAAGACCGTCTCGCGACGGCGAAGTCGGACGACGTCTACGTCAAGAACGGTGTCGTCTCTGCGTCGGAGATCCGCGAACTGCGTTTCGGGAAGACGGACAACATCGGGGAGATCGTGCCCCGGTTCATCTTCACCCCTGCAGGTGGGGCGATGCCGATCTCGGCACTGCTGGCTGCATCGACACAGGTGGACCCGGAGAACGCTCTGCCGCTGGAAGGTGTCATTCCTCCTGCTGTAGCGCAAGCCCCACAGCCTGCGGCCACGCTCGTCGCGAAGGCGGAGACCGTGGGTGTTACCTCAGCCACCGGCTACACCGGGAACCCGCTGAAGTCCGCCGAGGATGAGGAGGCCGAGGAGCTGGCGAAGTTCGCGAAGTTCCGCAAGTCGCGTCTGCGTCTCGGCAAATGGTGGGACTTCACCTTCGAGGCTGTCGATTCTCGTACGGCACACCGTCTGAACGATCAAGGTCGCTCCGCGCTCCGGAAAGCCGCAGGTCAGGTCATCGCCGCAGGTCTCGCCGTTGTCGCACAGGACACCGGGCGCGTGCTCATGCTGCAGCGTGCCCTGGACCCGGCCGACCCGGCTTCGGGTTCGTGGGAGTTCCCGGGCGGCCACATCGAAGATGGTGAGTCACCGTTCGAGGCCGCATGCCGTGAATGGTCGGAAGAGACCGGTTGCCCCGTCTCGCCGGAAGGCACATTGTCGGGAGACTGGCTTTCCCCTAACGGTATCTACGGCGGGTTCGTCTGGCTCGTCCCGGACGAGTCATGCTGCACCCCGCATATGGGCAGAGATCAAGTCACCAACCCGGACGACCCGGACGGTGACGAGGTCGAAGCTGTCGCATGGTGGGAGCCCGCGCAGATCGTCGGCAACCCGGCGATCCGTGTCGAGCTCGCCGCGGACGCCTCGCTGGTGTTGGGCGCCATCACTCGGGCGCTCACCGCACCCATCGAGACGGCCTCAGAGGTCGAACCCGCACTGTCGGAGGACGATGCCGCCCCTTTAGTTGAACCGCTGGCGAAAGGCTGGCGGGACACGGCACCGAAAAGTCCACAGCACGCCTACGACCTGGTGATCACGGACCACTACAGTCCACAGATCACGCAGGCGCTGGAGAACATGGTCGACGCTGTGTCGGTCGACTCGATCGTCGACTCACTCTCGGGTCTCGTCCTCAAGAGCGACGAAACGGACGCGCTGGCGCAGGCGGTTCGCGCGAAAGTCTCGGGCACCCCGCTGTCGACGGATGCGCTGGAGAAGATCATCCGCGAGGTGATCGTCGACGGCTATCTCGCAGGTGGGCATGCGGGCATGCTGCAGATCGGAGCGCACGCGATCGCGTTGAGCGGTGCGACAGGCGCCGCGGTGGTCAACACCGACTGGGACGCGTGGACACCGGGCGACACGGCTGCCGCGTTGAAGGATGCGGACGGCGGAATGCTGGCGCTACTCTCCCAGGCGGACATCACCGTGAAGGGCATCGCGCAGACGACGCTCGACCAGATCGGCAACAAGATCGCTGCAGGTCTAGCCGCAGGCGATCCGTCCGACAAGATCGCGCGGGCTATCCGTGACGATGTGGGGGCGAAGTTCCGGGCCGACATGATCGCGCACACGGAGACCACCCGTGCGGTCGCGGCCGCGACGTTCGACGTGTACCAGACGAACGATGTCGCTGAATGGGATCTGCTGCTCTCCGACGACGCATGCGAAGAGTGCATCGCCGTCGCGGACGGCAACCCCTATCCGGCGAGTGACCAGAGCGACGCCCCGCCGATCCACCCCTACTGCAGGTGCTCGTCGGCACCGCACACGGCGAAGGACAACTAGTCGGGGGTGTCCACAGCGACACCCTCGGCTGCCAGCCGTTTCTTCACCCGGCTCACGAGTCGCTGACCGGAAATGTCCACGGTCCCGCAGCGGTCGCAGCGCAGCACGCCATCCACCCAGTGGAAGTCGTGATCGTCATGCGTCTCATCGCACGCCATCCACACACCCTATCGGAGGAAGCAATGGCCGACGAAGAAAGATACGTCCTCGGCATCGCCTACCAGGCGGGCAAGAACCCGCTGATCAAACGAGGCGCGGACGGCCACAGGGACTACTTCACACCCCATGAGCTCGAGATCGCCTCCCGGACGTTCATGAAAGCCCTCGAATCGGGGGTCATGCACGTCGATGGCACCGGGGGGCACGTGGAGATCGTCGAGTCCTACATCTACCGCGGCCCCGACTGGCTGATGAAAGCCACCGACGGACAAGACGTGCTCGTCAAAGCCGGCGACTGGCTCGTCGGCGCAATTCTCGACCCTGCCGCATGGCAGGCCGTCAAATCCGGTCGTCTCACCGGCTGGTCGCCGCAAGGCGCAGGAACACGAGTCAGGAGCGCAGCATGACCGACGACGAAGACGACTTCACGGAAGTCCGCAAAGCGAACATCCCCCGGCTCGACCTGGTCGACCATGCGGCCAACGGAACGCCGTTCCTGATCATGAAATCCGAATCACCCAACCTCCTCAGCACTGATTTCGTGCAGGAGCTCATCACCAAGGCCGAGGAGCCGAACATGACCGTACCCAAGCCCGGAAGCTGGCTCGCGAAAGCGGACGAGCCGACCATCGACGAACCGCTTGTAGAGCCGGACGGTGCCGACGCGGTCGCTGCGTCCGTCCCCGCGTCTCCCGAGTGGGAGCAGGTCGACGCGGATTCTGCCGCGAACGCCTACGCCGTGCTCGCGCGGGTGAGCAACACGCTCGGCGTGCTCGCAGAACGTGAAGCCATTGAGGCCACCACGGAGGACGGCGACGAGGGCGACGCGGAGAACGCATGGTGCCTCGACGACGCCCAGTCCGCCGTCGACTATGCGATGGACACCGTCGCCGTCTACGCCGCGTCGGAGGCTCTGGAAGCCGAGCCGATGGAGAAGGCCGCGGCAATCGTGAAGGCCGTCTCGGGTCTCACCGAAGCGCTGTCAACGGTCGAGTCGTATGGCTCGCTCCGCAAGGCGGGCCGCACTCTCAGTGCAGCCAACGAGTCGAAGCTGCGTAGTGCTTCGGAGCAAATCACCAGCGTCCTGGCATCCCTGCCAGCCGCTCCCGATGAAGTTACGAAGGAGGCCGCAACCGTGGTCACAGAAGTGCCGGCCTCTGAGGTCGTTGAGAAGTCCACCGTGCCTGAGGGTGTCGAAGACATCGAGAAGGCTGACGAAGAGTCCACTGGACTGCAGGCGGTGTTCGACGCCTCAGGCAACCTGGTCGGCGTCGTCGACCCGACCGCAATTCAGCCGGTCAGCGGAGCATCCTCGGATGCGTCCGATGACGCACCGGCCGAGCCCGCGGCGGAGCCCGCCGCTGACCCTGACGCCGCGCCCGAACCCGCAGAGGTGGGCGCGCCCGGCGACGAGGTCGCCAAATCGTCTTTGACCGTCGATCAGATCGTGAAGTCCGCAGTTGATGAGGTGAGGGCCGAGCAGGCCGAACTCATCAAGGGCCTTCGCGCCGACATCGACTTCCTCAAAGCACCTGCCGCACCGAGAGCTTTCACGAACGGGGCGGGCGGTTCTTCGATCGTCACCCGCGACGGGGAAGTCCTGAAGGGTGCAGGGGACGCTGAGGCGCTGATCAAGGCGTCGCAGGATGCCCCCGATTCGGCAACCCGCACGAAGTTCAACAACCAGCGCGGACAGATGGCGAGAGAACTTCTCATCGCCTCCCGCCCCTCTTCTCTCTAAGGAGAACCCATGTCAAATCTCAGCTCTGAGGTGACGAAAGAAACCATCGCCTACCTCCAGAAGGCCACTACGACCGGAGTGAACTCCGGCACCGGGTACGTCTCCTATGACCTCGATCCTCGGGTCATCAGTCTCATCCCGGTCGTCACGCCGTTCCGCGACTTCGTGTCGCGCAAGCGTGCCACGGATGGTGCGAAGTTCGCCATCTGGCGGGCCACCATGAACGCCACCTCCTCGCAGCCTGACCCTTCGATGGGCTTCGACTACGCGGCCGGCGCTCAGACCACCATCGAGCAGGACTTCCAGGCGATCTACAAGCCGACCGGCCTGTCGGACTCGGTCACGCTCGACGCGATCAACCTCGCGCAGGGTCTCACCGACCCGTACGCAGACGCGCAGTTCCGCACGCTCTCGAACGTGCTGAACGGTGATGACCGGAAGCTGATCGGCGCACAGTCGTTCGCTCTGGCCACGACCGCAGCGCCGACCCTCGTCGGTGGCACGTCCGGTTCCATCGGCGCTGTGTCGTCCTATTGGACTGCCGCGCCGCGCACCGGTTCCGGGTACTACTACGGGTCTGGTAACGGTCGCGCCACAGCCTCTGCGGTGATCACCTTCGGCTCCGGCACCACGAACTCGGTCACTGCCACTGTCGCAGCAACGAAGGGCGCGGTCGCCTACGACTGGTTCTACAGCGCGAACGGCACGTCGGGCTGGCTGTACGTCACCACGACCACCGTCAACACGGCCGTGTTCAAGACGATCCCGACCGTGAACGCGGCACCGCCTGCGCTGCCCGGTCTGTCGGGCATGTGGAAGGGCACGCCGATCAACGCCTCCACGAACCCGATCACCGTCAATACGGCGGCAGACAACGGGTCCGCGAACGCGAACGACTACGACGGGTTCCTCGCCACCATCACCGGTGACTACAACGCCTCCGGCCAGTTCGTTCAGGCCGGAACCGCAACACCGAACCCGGCAGTGTGGGCATCGAACAACGGTGCTGCGCTGACCCTGTCCGGAGGCACCATCACGGAGATCGTGCAGAACCTGTTCCTGCCGATCTACAACCAGGCGCTCGTCAGCCCCTCCGTGCTGATGGTCAACCAGGCGCAGGCGTACGAGATCGCGACGTTGGTCCTCGGATCGACCGCAGCGACCACGTTCGTCTCCACCGCCTCGCCCGACCGCATCT